TGAGCGCATCTTTCTCCAAGCGCAGTGTCTCAGGGAACCAAGGGTTGTCCGACCAGTTAACCTTGATCTGGATGCAGTCATCAGGTGGCAGCAACACAAAGCGCTTATAAGTCTCGTCTGTCTCCAACTCAGGGTTGAAGCTGACCCATATCTCGCTGGCCTCTTTGCGGATGGTTGGTATCAGCACGTTCCACGATAGGCGGCTTACGGTCTGGGCTTCCTCTACCCAGCAAATATCCACGCCTTCAAAACTTTTTATGTTGCTGATGTTGTTCTTTAAACCAGCAAAGGCGAACTCAGTGCCGTTAGATCCTCTGATGTTTGCTTGGGTGATTTCGTAGAAACTGTGCAGGTTCAATGCCTCTATCTGATCGCACAGGAGCTTGTGTACGCTGTCTTTGATACTGGTCTGGTACTCACGCGCACACAGTATGCGGATTGGTGCCTTGGCCCCTTTGATCAGCAATGCTCGAGCAATGCCCCAAGACTTAGCACCACCTCGCCCACCGTAACAGACCTTGTACCGGCTGCGCTGGAAAAGGCTTTGCAGCTTTAGAGGGAACTCTGCTTTGACAATTGCTTGCTCAACTTTATTGTCTTGCATTGCTAACGCCTTTGCCAAAATTCCAAACTCTATTTTTTTTGCCTAACCAAGCAACTCTACAACCTTGTTGATGCCAATCATCTGTGTAAAGGTCATATACCTTGCCAATGCACAGGTGCATTTGAAACCTTCTAAGTTTAAGAGTCAGCAGCATTCGGCTTCACAAATGTGACCTGGATGCCCTGGAGCGCTTCACCGTCTTTGCCTGTGATCTCTTGCTTGACAGTCTCTGCCCATCGCAGCTGGGTCTTTGTCCACCAGATCAGTGCTGTGGTGTCGCCGCCTGTTGCCTTGTCGTACAGCGTTCTGGCAATGTGTCCATTGGCCTTTGCCTTGCCCAGGTCTAGCTCAATGCGGTAGTGCTTGCGAAGCGTCTTGTCGTCAATCCCAACCAGTATTGCTATCTGCTCATGGGGCAAGCCTAACCCGCTGGTGCTCTCGACCAAGCGTTGCATTTCAGGGGTTATTTCGTGCTCTACCATTTTATATAGGGGAAATCAGGTTGCATTGTCCGCATTTTAACCATAGGACAAGCCAAGCGGGTGATATCCCCGACTTCAGCCATCTGTTAAGACTACTGCACCCATAAGGTCAGGCTTACATTTCCAGAGCGCCCGTATCGTTGGGCTAATCGTCATATCACCGTTCTGCTCTGTTCCTGAGATACCGCCTGCAAGTTCTCGCGCTGGCTTGTAAGTAAGCGCATCACTTCTCTCGATAGCAACCGTAACATGGTTCATTGTTTCGCCATCAGCAATCGGTACTGGAACGCAAAAAAACCACTTTCTGCTGCGCTCTGATGCTGGCACATCAGTTCCCTTGTGGGGTAACGCATGAGAAAGTGGCCTCATGTAGTCTTGTGTGCCAGCACTTGACAAATAAATTGTAAATCAAATTTGGTTCGTTGTCATTTAATAAATGATTTCAGACTATTCTGGCCTGGTTGTCCGTTGCGCTCCAGAATGGTCAGACTTTTTTCTTCGCCGGGAAAAATAACAAAATTGCTGGTGCCTTTGCCAGTGCCTCGACTGCCTTGATCTAAATATTTTATGCCTGGGATTCCTGCTTGACGCAATGCTTTGCTTCCTTGCGCTGCAATATTTTCATAACCTTGCATGCCAGAGGCTCCGCCAGTTAACATTTCATAAGCTTGTGCTCCAGTAAATGTGTCTTTATTGACTTGCGGAATGCGCCCTAAATGCAATTGAAAAGCCTTATCCATGGCTGCTTGCACTTCCTTGCTTTGCTCACTCAACGGCTTGTCAAAATCCAGCATCTTGGCTATCTGCTTGTCTGGTAGGTCTACTTTGTAGAGGGAGCCGCCGGATGGCGTTACTTTTGAACCGCTTTCCAGCAGACTATTCATGCGGTTCAAAATGTCTGCGTAATTCCTTGCGCTGTCGCTGTTACCGCCCGACATATTTTTAAGTTGATTCGCATATTGGCTGATAACTTGTTGGTCCCCCATTTGTACGATTGCGTACATTTGTTTCTCGTCTGCGGTCTTGGGTACAAACTCAACGCCGTCAACCGTATATTTGGGACCAGTATTGCCGGGGCGATTAGCATGAACATTTCTGTATGAACTTGCAACGTCCGGTTGTTCCGCCAAATACAGCCCATGCCCGTAAGCCTGCGCTCCCTCGCCAGTCCCAATCTTGCTAGCGTCAAACTCGCCAAGTGGGTTTGTTGCTGTTGGTGGGAATCTGTGTGGGCTACCGTGGTAAACGTCTAGAGGAAGAATGCCACCAGTTCGCGTTAAATACTGCTCTGCCATGCGCCCTGCTGTCGGGCCTAGTGCCTTGGCACCAGCCGCTGCTGCTCTTGCTGCTGGCATTGGGTTTAGTGGTACAAATGATCCTGCTTGCCCAGCAACTTCACCAACCCTTGACGTTGGGGCCAGTGGCAGATTCTTCAGGAAATACTCCGAGCCGTAGGGCAATTGCTGCGCTGGCTCGTAATTGGTTTCGCCAAACATTTCCGTTGGCATTGGAGATCGGAAAATGTTGGCCAGATCCGTTGGGGTGCCAAGCATCCCTGCCAGGCGTCCACGCATTACATCTAGCGGCACATTGGCAGACCCCTCCCGGTCTTGAAACCTGCGCCTGGGCTTCATTTGCGGGAAAAAGCCTGTTGCTGCCCTGTCTGGCAAAAACGTGCTTAACGGATTGTCAGCCATGATTTTGCAACCATCAATCTGCTTTGTCTAATTGTGCCAACCAATATCCACAGTCTTGGATTGCTCCAATAACAGCGTTTAACTCAGATCGCAGTTCCTGTTCTTTTTTAACAAGTTCTGCGACCCGGCTGTTGATGGCGTCCTTAGTGATAACCATTACGCTGCAATTGCAACAGTGGAATACAACGGCAGATAACGGGTTCCATCTGGCGTGATGACTTTGATCACCTGAACAGGCCGAGCCGTTGAACCAGTAGTTGTGTCAGCCAGCAGCTTACCCGAACCCTTGGTTACGCCAGCCAGGTTAAACAACGTCCCGCTAGTGTCAAATGTTGCCTTGTCAGCACCGTAGGAACTCAAATAGAAAAACGATGTGTTGCCGCCAGTGACAGCGCCGCTAGGCATTCCAATCTCACACTCCATCGCAGCATAAGTGCCTTGTGTGCAAGCCGCAGACATAACAATCTCGCCAACCGTGCCTGATGCTAAGCCAGTGACGCGACCAGAAGCGCCAAACGCCAGGTAACCGTACAGAGCCGTTAGGTAGGCGCCAGCCACCACATTGACGTTTTCTACTGCCTTGATTGCAAAACCCACACCGCCAGCAGCAGAAAGCGTTTCAGTTGCAACAAAAGCAGAAGCGTCAACGCTGCCGGTATTTGCGCTGGTCGAAGTAATGCTTGCCGCGGGGCCAGTAGTGCTTGCGCCACTAACCGACAAAGATACAAATTCTGGATCGGCGTATGCGACACCAGTTGCGATTGAGTTTGCCATGATATTTCCTTAACAATTCCAGTTTTTGAGTGATGCCCTTGCCCGTTCTGCTGGGCCTTTGGCGTTTTTTACCACACCTTCCATCCGAGCGCAAAAACTGGCCTTGCGGCCTGCATCTGCTTTTGTCTTTGGATTTGGGGCTGGTGGCTTGAGATTTGAGTTGTTGGCAGAGTTGTACGCTGCGCGTCCTGCCGCAGTCATCCCAGCGCCCTTCTCAGTGGCGTTGTAGTGCTTGCCCTTGCCCGTGGTGGTGTGAGCGATCGGTGTGTCGTGCTTGCTCATTTTTTAGCAGTCTTTGCGCTGGCCTTGAAAGCCGCGGCAGTTGGTGCGCCCTTAGAGCCTGGCGTTCTCATGCGCTCCGGCGTCTTACCAGCGTCCTTTTGGCGCTCGATGCGCTCCTGTTTTGCATTGATATTTGCGTACAAACCGGGTTTAGTCGCCATTTTCATACTCCACAACAGCGCAGATATCTGCTTCTTGAATGATCTGGTAATCCTGGCCATTTTCCATCTGGGTCGGCCAGTTCAGGTAATCACCGTTGCCGTACTTAATGAAGTCACCCACTGCCACATCCGTTACCAATGGGCCAATTGCCACGATCGTGCCCTCGTTAAAAGGTTCTTTGTTGTCAATGTAAATCAAGTCGCTCAATAGACGAACTTGGGGCTTGACAACAACACGATCACGCAGGGGTTTGAACATTTTTACGCTCGTACTTTCGTTTGATTCTGGCCACAATTTGCGGGGTGCTTGTGTCAGTGCTAATGTCGTAAACGGTTTTCACAGGCACTTCTTCCACTTTTTTGCCTGTAATTGCAACGAATTGCCCACACCAATCATTGCTCTGCTTGTTTTGCGTCATTGGATACAAACGGCAGACCCCCATGATGTGGTGATCCTGAAACATCTTGCAAACACCGCAGTTCATTGGCTGCTTTTGCGCCCGTGGTCGTAGCAACTGCCACCTTTGGATTTGCCACTGTCAAAATTGCCTGAGTAACCCATTGGCGCTGGCGCTTTAGCCTTCATCATCGGTTGCATTGGTGCTTTTTCAGCTTTCTCAGCTTTTGGCATTTCCATCTTTTCCATTTTGCTGTCCATATTTACTCCAAAAAGCGCAGGCGATACAGAGTACTGTTAATGAGTTCTGCGATTTCATCAACAATGTTTTGCAATTCTGTGTCAGATGGCAATGATTGCCTGGCCTCTGTCACAAACGCCTGAATGCCCTGTAGATAGGCAACTGGATCGGTGGCGCTGTGGAATTCTTCAGGGTACTTTTTGATCTTCTCGTACTTGCCTTGGAAGTTTTCAGCAAACTTGTCAGTTAGATCTACGATCTGCGGGTAGTACTTGCCCAGCGCTTTGTGCTTGCTGTAGCTGTCAGTGCTAAGGTGCAATAGATGCGTCACCGTGCTGCTGTGGAACAGCTGGGCAATGAACTCTGCAATGTCGTCAATGTTCATACGTGTCCAAATAAGGGACTATTCTGGCGATTCGTCAATATAACACAATGCTTCCATTGTTTTCAAATGTGCTGCTTGCCACATTGCTTGGCGTTCTGCTTTGCTCATTGTGTGGCCTTGGTCTACTTTCCAATGACATTTTTGGCACAGAGCCGCCACTAAGTTGTCATCTGCCTTGATACCCCGTCCCTTGCCGCCGCCCCAGTTGCTGTGTGCTGCCTGCACCATCTCACCACTGCCGCAATGCTGGCAATCTAGCTGCGCCACCCGTTTCAGCAACGCTTTGTCGCGAACATAGCTGTGTTTAAGAAACATCAATGCCCTTCAGCGCTGACCAGGCCAACAAGAATTCGATGAACTCGCTGCTTTCCATTGTTGTGAATTTGTGGCTTTGCAAACCTAATTGAACGATTCTCTCGCCATCCAGACTCGGGCATACCTTTCCTATCTTGCGGTTTGTGTCGTGTTT